GCGTTACTTCCAATCACACTCATGAGTAGTTACCTGTAAATACGGTGTGGATAGAAGTAGAACTGCGAACGACATAGTCCACGCGATCAATAGCGTTAGCATCGGTCGTAAGCGTGGGTGCTGCCCCCGCAGCAAAGTCCCAGTAAGAACCCCAGGCACCTGTACGGCTGCCCGTGCCATCTTGCACAATGAAGATGGAACCAGACTGTCCAGCAGTTAGGTTGGTTGGGTTAGCAATAGTCCTGTTACCACCAAGGGTGACAGTAAAGTTATTAGCTGTTGCAAAGTCAGGAGTAATTGTTGCTCCGTCAGTCAGGGTAGAGATAGTGCCCCGTTGTGCTGCAGTAAAGGTCTGAGCAGTGTCAGTCTTTGCAGTGTCGGCGTCATACGCCTGGATGGTTGTACCGATGTCAGAAGTATTAGCTTTACCGCTGATGTCAGGTACTGCAGTCGTTACAAAAGCAGTAGTAGCAATCTGAGTAGTGTTAGTTCCAGCAGTAGCAGTAGGCGCTGCAGGAGTGCCAGTAAAGGTAGGAGATGCAATATTTGCCTTACCAGAGATGTCAGTGGTAGAGGCATCTACAAGGCTGCTACCCTCTTTTACATATAGTTTATCTTGGTCAGTTGCGTAGCAAATCTCCCCTTCCTGGATGTCAGAGACAGAGGAGTTGAGGTTAGAGTAAGTACCGCGTGCAACACGCACGGGAGTTCTGTTAGTAGGTGTAGGCATTAGTCGAAAGATCCTCCGTCAAAAGTTTTAGTAGTTGTAACAAGTGAACCGCCAGTATTAAAGTTTCCAGCATCAATAGTTGGCGCACCAGCGTCAGCCCAAGAGAGCACACCAGACCCATCAGTAGTCAAGGCTTGATCTGCACTACCTGTGTTAACAGGAAGGGTTAACGTATAAGTTGCTGCTGCACTATGTGCTGGACCTTTAATAGTTACACCGTGAGTATTCACCTCACAGTTTAAAGTGATCTGACCAGAACCATTTGTTGAGTCACCAGTAACCACTGGTACGTTCTTAGTCAAATAACGTGTTTCACTGTCATTAGCAAAGTAGCTCATGAACACCCAGCTGGTAGCTGAGCTGTCGTACCGCAGACGGACGGTAAGACCAGAAGCTCCTACAAACCCACTAGGAAGCCCTGAGAGAGGTGTAAAGGACTCAATGCCTGTACTGTTACCAATCTCGATGTAATCGTTGTTAGAAGGGCTTCCAGGAATAGATGCTACGTTAGTAACAAGCGTAAACAGCACAGCATTCGACACAGCAGCACTAGCTGCATTAGCGGTGCTAAGTGCTGTCGAAGCGTCGGAACTTGCAGTATTAGCAGTGGAAACTGCAGACGTTGCACTGGTATTTGCACTGTTAGCTGTCGTCAAAGCAGTGTTTGCTTTGTCAATTGCGCTAGTAAAGCCGCCGCTACCATCTGACTCACGAGAGTTTGTCAGAGCAGTATTAGCGGTTGTAGTAGCAGTCGTAGCTTTGTCAATAGCACTTGTAAAACCGCCAGAACCATCAGACTCACGCGAGTTGTTGAGAGCTGTGGTTGCGTTTGTACTTGCAGTGTTAGCCGTAGTAACTGCAGCACTAGCATTGGTATCAGCAGTAGTTGCTAGCGCAGAAGCGGCATTAGCAGTGGTAGTTGCCGAGTTTGCAGTTGCAATTGCAGTATCAGCTGTAGTTTTCGCTGTATTAGCAGTAGTGTTTGCAGTGTCTACATCAATATCAGTTTCCTGTGTGACGTAGAGGTTTTGGGTGAAGTTGGTATTAAGGTCTTCCGCTTTGATAGCAGAACCAGGAAAGAAGGTGGCTTTCAGGTTGTCACTATTTGTATTACGATAAATACGAATAGCTACACCACTAGCAGGAGCAGTGGTAAATGAAATGGTTGTTGCGTTTGACAGTGTGTATGCAGTTGTGTCTACAGCATCAAGGCTTACCTTAATGTCTGTAGTTTCAAGATATGGAAATGTAAAAGAATAGGCAGTTGTACTGCCATCCCCTGTATATGTATTTTGTGTAATTGCCATTACGCTTTAAGTAAATTACCTAGAAAACTGTTCCATGTAGTCAAGGAAACGCTGAGCTTCGTCTTGCTTCCCGTTGCTAAGTAGATCTGTACTAACTTCTTGGATATAACGTCTACGAGTCATGTCGGAATGGGTCGGTGAAGCAGCAATTGCTAGATCCATTGCATACCTAAGTTCCTGGTCAATAGCATTATGAATACCTTCAAACGTGCTTAGATCAGGATTAAGACCAGCATTGACGGCTTCCATGTAACGCTTACGGAAACCTTCGACACCACCAGGTACACGCTTCATAACACGGTCAATGCCTTCTGCAAACAATTCATCACGTCCCATAATCTGAAGGATGTCAGAACGTTCTTCGTTGGTCAGCTTGACCTTCCTGTAAGTGTTCAAGGTAGGACGTGCATCGTACTCAATATCAATCAAGAATTGCTTACGCTTACTAATCTTACCGTTGACCTTCCAAGGCATGTACGTATTCCAAACCCTAGACATAATGTTGTCAGGGACACCAACCTCACCACCATCAATGTAGTCATACTTAGCAGGAAGCTGGCCTTTGGTAAGTGGGTTTCGGTTACGCATCATGTCAAACAGTTCCATCTCAACTTCTTTAAGACCTGGGTCCATCAGACGTGAGATTTCTGCAAGCTGGCTAGAACCGGGTACGGTAGCACTGGTAAGGAAACTAGAACTCCATTTGGTAAGAGCACCGGGGTTGCCGCTAATGATGTCCATAAGAGGTTCAAGACCAGACAAGGCTGTTTTGTCAGTAATAGCAGAGCTAAGGACAAAACCTAACTTACGGAATTGCTCACCGATTTCATTAGATGCAAGGCTATCAAAGTTGTCAATAACATCAACTGTCAAAGACAACCAAGTTGTAATAGGACCAAGGTTATCGTAGCTCACCCATTGACCGCCAGGCAGTCGAATAGAACGGGGTTTCCAATCTTGATTCCTACGTGCAGCTTGCTTTTGTTTGTCATAAAGACCGTTACCAGTGATGTTATCGTTAAGAGCCATGTAGGTAGCACCGCTAACCATCAAAGCACCCAGAGCTTTACGACCCTTTAGGTCAGCTCGGATTTCTTCGTACTTAGCACGTACAGTGTTAGGAGTTACTTCGATACCACGGGCTGCCAGTAGCTGCTCAACCTCATTGTAAGGCATGTTTTCAAATGGTTCTTTGAACGCATTCATGTCCTTAACAAACACACCTACTGGGTTATAAGAAGCTGACAATGCCAGTTCGTTCAGAGGTGTTTTGGTAAACAGCAGGAATGGACGGAGAATAGGAGCACGCCTGATAAGCTGAGACACAGCATCTGTAGCTGCGTTGTCAAGGTTAAGTGCAATTTCACCAGCAGATTTACTGACAGCTTCGTCTGTAATCAGACCAGTGTCATCAAACATCTTGCTGTAAACCTTTTGTGACAGTTCACCAGCCTTCTCTGCATCAAACTCCAGCAAACCACCTTTGGTAATGTTATCGTATGCACGACCACGGGCTTCAGCGAAACCAACCATTGATTGGGTGAAACCATCCAAAGCTTGCATAGAACGTTGTCCAAACCGGAGCCAGGGATGATTAGCAAGGTCTTGCATGTTGTTTACCATTTCAGCAAACACTTGCGGACCATAGTCACCTTGAGCAGCCTTAGCATCAGCAAATGAGTTAATAAGTTCAAGCTGCCTAGAAGGCATACCGTAGTCTTCACGAAGTGCAACCACTTCAGGATCCATACCAGACCGTTTGAACACCTGCTTCATGTAAGCAAATGAACCTTGCAGTGCATCACCAAACGCACTGTATTGATACCAGCTCCTACGTACAGTAGACATATCGCCGTTAAGCATACCGCCTACCATGCCACGCAACGGTTTTTCAATGATCTGAGCACCAGCAGACAAACCTGCTTTGATTGGTGTACCGAAAGCACTCAGTGTACCGTTGTACACGTTTGAGAAGAAACCTTTGAGAACAACAGAAGGGATCTCAGGGTTAAGGTCAATAAACGCTTTCCTAAGGATACCAGTAGATTCTTTTAGATACCGGTTCATCTTAGTGATGGTATCGACGTTACCGTCAGTCATCTCATAAGCAAGCATCAAAGGCTTTAGCATTTCAGGTTGTTCAGCTGCGATCTCACGCAAGTTGTCAACTGTAAATTTAGCTTCCTCTTTAATCTTAGCTACAGCTGCAGCAGTCTCATCCTCTGCACCTTTAATAGCTGCTTGAATACGGTTTGCTTCTGCAATAGTCATAGAGTCTGCATCAGACTTAGACAATTTATTAAACAAACCAAACATCCCCTTAAACCGTTTGTCGGAGTAAGCAGTGATGTTCTTCTGTACCATCAGGAACTCCATACGATCAAGGATCTGTTCCTGTGCACGTTCAATAGCAGGTGTACCTTCAGTAAGGCGCATACCTTGTGCCATGTCAGAGATCTGTCCAGCAAAGGAAGTACCTACGTACGCTTGTGCACGCATGTAATCCATGTTGACAAAATCATCCATGTACTTATTTAGCGCACCTACAACACCTTTGTAAGCTGTTTCAGACAGCACAGTGGCATTAGTAGTTTGGTTGAGGCGTTGATATTGAGCAAGGCTATCACGCAGTTCATCTACGTTTTTCTCGTAGAATGTAGCAGCCAGGCGTTCACCAGCATCTTTAATCTGTTCACTGCCAATCTCCTTACCTGTTGCAGTACGGTAACCGTATTCATCTGCTTCAGTCAAAACATCAGCAAGACCCTTCTGTACTGCCTGTTGGTTTTCAACACCCTCAAGGCTAAACTTAAGAGCACCCTCAGATACTGAGTTACCAATACGACCATATACAGTATCAATGTCACCAGCAATACGTGCAGCGTCGATAGAAGCACCGACAATACCCAGGTCGTCTACAGAACGTGTACCGACCTCTTGGTAACCATAAAGATCATGGTAACCAAAGATAGGGTTGTTAGGATCAGTTGCGTTAGTTGCATTGTAGCTACCAAGTTCATCCAAAGAATCAGAACGTTTTGCAGCAGATGCTTCGATAACATCTTCTACGTCACCCTCTTGTACACGCATACGCTTAAGAGCAGCAGCAGCCTTTTCAGTTTTAGGGACTGGTGCACCCTGTTGCAGACCACGTACACTGCGGAACAGCTTGTTAAGACCAAGCAGCATGTCAGTACCAACACCAAGGTATGCACCTTCTGTTACGTTCTTAGCACGCTTAGTTTCGGGGCTGTCACTATCAAGTGTAGCAAGGTCTTCAGGTACCCAGCCCCACCACCGGGGCCATGTCTTACGAAGTGTACCAGCCAGGTTATCGTCCTGTTGGTTGATCTCCACTGTGTAGTCCACAGCAGCACCAGTACCAGCCTGGAATGCCATGTTACCTATATGCCTGGTAAGTGGATCGTTAAGAAACTTACCGAGTTTAGTTACTTTACCTACTTGACCAGCACGAGCTGCAAGACCAGCAGAACCAGCTCCACCAAGTGCTACGGTAGGGATAACAATAGAAGAGATCTCCCGAACACTTTGATTGATGTCGTTTTCAAATTTAGGAGCTTTAGGAATATCTACATTGGGGATGAGATTTAGAGCATCGAGAACAAAATCCTCTACACCCGCTACCATTGCCTCAGCACCAGTCGGATCCGCGTAATAACTTAGTGGACGACCATTAATTAATGGTTCTTCTGTTTGTTGCGGAGGTGCCTCTACAGGAGCAGCCGTAGCTGCAGCCTGGGACACCTCAGGTTGTCCAACTTCCGGTTGAGTTAACTCTAGTTCACTTTGGATTCTTTGTTGCTCAGCTTCAAGCTCAGCTCTTTCCTCTAGACTTAACTCTGGGAGCGTACCCCCTGAAAGTTGTTCTTCATAATCATTCATAATTACTGATTAGTAAGTTCTTCTCGTGCAGAAATCATAGCAGAGCGAAGCTTTTCTCGGCTAATACTTGCTTTGTTTACACCATCATCATAATAACTACGACCGTTTCTATATTCAATCGAAGCGTATTCTTGTGACAGTTCATCCATGGCTAGCTCAATGTCATCACTCTTTCCTTGCAAATACGCTGCAAGGTTTTCTCTACCAGGTTTATTAAACAAAGTACCCATAAACATCTTAAGTTGGTTTTCAGGGGTAAATTTTTCATCCAATGAAATACCAACACGTTTAGCAGCTACTTCAGGATATAGGATTTGGTAAGAACCTACTGCAGCAGAAGCCCGTCCATCTTTTAGTTTTTCTTTTTGAAACTTGACAACCTCTGAAATTGACATGTCAAGCATTTCTGGGTAGTTTTCACCAGGGAACATTGATGTAGGGCTGCCTTCTCCAGAGCTAACCAAAGCTGCTAACCCCTGCACACCAGGTGGCAAAGGTTTATCAAAACGAGTAGGATAAATTTCACCGTTTATTTGAGACACAGCCCGGTTGTATCGTTCTGGGGTACGATAAACGTTAATTAATCTATTCAAAGGCGCTACTTTTTCCATAAGAGCCTGTACTGCTGCATCTTCAGCAATTGCAGGTTGACCTACACCACCAGCAAGAAAGTTAATAGCAGCCAAAGGTGACATACCCATTTGAGCAGCCCGTCTCCTAAGCCTTGATGTTATTTGACCTCTTTGCATAGGGTAGTAATCCTCATAAAAATTATTTTGACCATAGACATTTACAGCCACAGCAGGATCACTAAAATTAGACTCCAGCCTACCTTTAATAAATTTACCATCCTCAAATTGCATGGCTCTATAGTCTTCAGCTTGCTCTTTAGTTTCTGCTATAAGTGAAGTGTAATGACCATTCTTATCAATATAACCAGGTGACTCTTGTTTGGCTTGGATTACCTGCACTCTACCGCTTGCTAGCGTAGAAAGCTGTGAAGGATCGTCAAGTAGAATTGCTTGTTTTTTAAATTCTTGAATCTCTTGATTTACCAATTGGGTGGTAGTCCAATGGTCTCGATTACCAGAACCTCGCCCTCGCACGACAAGAGGATTTCCTGTTGTTATAACACCTTTAATAGCCTCAACGCCATCCTTATATTCTTGCGATTGTGTTATAAGATTTTGCTTTTCAAGAGCAGGTAAGAATTCTTGCCTAAGCTTGTAACTAACACCAGCTTGATTAAGGTCTTCAAAAGTAAGAGTACCGTTATTTAATTTTTTAGTAAAGTCTGGTCTAAAAAGGGCTTCAAACCGTACAGTATTTAAGTTTTTTGCTAAAAATTTAGTACCTTCAGACTCAAAACCAGGGATTCCTGTAGCAGCATCGTTTCTACGACTTTGCTCCAATTCCTCAAGTGATGCTTCATTATCAACAATTGCTTCATTGGCAAAATCAATACTGTCAGCGTTTGCCTTACGTTCCCGCTCTACATCTGCCTCTCTAGCCAACTGCTTTTCTGCCCTATCTCTTACATTACGAGCCTGCATAGACTTAGCGCCATCAGACAACATACCGCGAGATTTTAAGTATGTAGTGTCTTTACCGTTAGCATCTTTAAACACAAAAGTATCTAAAGCTTCCATGTCTTTACTGTCCAGACCGGTAGGTCCAAAATCAAGAGATTTATTTGTACGCCATTCAGCATACATCTCAAAATTTGCTGCATTAGCAATGCCTTTTTCTGTCAAGTATTCATACACCTTAGCGGCTTTACCTGTATTCCAGGCGTGATCCAGCTGCCTCATGAAATTTTGCTTGACAATAGATTCTTTCTCTTTTCTCCCTTCTTTTTCAAGAACACCACGAATACTTGTTTCAGAACGCTGGATAGTAGGGAAAACATACGTGGCAAGTAGGTTTGCATTCAGACCCCTACCATCTTCACCAACAAAACTTGCAGACAATTCACTTGTATATGTCTTTAAGCGTGTAAGCCGTTCTTCAACTGTAGGATCACGACCCTCGCTTTCACGAATCTCATCACGAAACTTTTCCTGATCTAGCTGAATTCCAATGCCAGCGTTATGGGCAGTATTCTGAGCGACAGCGATGTTATTGATGAAACCTTTACTTGCACGGCGTTCGTACAATTTAAAAAGGGCATCTATGTTACCACCCTCTGCAAGCTTTTGACGGATAAACTCTGTTTGAGCAAACTCAGACCTAGTAAGGTTATCACCCAAAGCTTGGATGCCTATAAGTGTTTTGTAACCAGCACCAGCAGCGTAAGCTAGTTTAGCGTTTTCCTGTTGGTTCCGCTTGAGATCTATTTCTGAAAGCTGACCATACAGCTCAAAAGCAGATTTAGAGAAAGCACTGAGTTGCTTGTAAGTTTCTGCACTTTGTGCTGCTCTAATCTTATCGTTTTTAATTTGAATCTCGTTATCACGACGGAGGGCATCTAAATATGCCTGCCGGTTCTCAGTTTCAAGTTTGAAGTTCTGTTCACGTTGATTCTCTTCTACACCCTGTGCAAGCTTCTGTGCTTGCAGATATAGATTGTTTTGTCTTTCTAAAGACGACTGAGCCCGCTCTTTACCACGAATGGTGCGGGCTGTTTCTTCTTTAATTTTACCAGTTTGATCAGGGGCTTGGATCTGGTAATCCCTAAAGCTCCCCTGCTGTGCAAAGCTTTTAAATTTAGACATAGGTTAGTTTAGTAATTCCGATTACCAGGCCATCCTGCTTGCTGGGCTCGTGATTGTAAGCCCCCCGAGCTTGGGGGCGTATTAAAATTTTCGATGCCGCTTCCAATGCTCAAACCAGATTGTGCACCGCTAAGAGCACCGCTAAGACCAGCCAAGAATGGGTTCTGTGTCATAGCAACCTGCTTCATCGGCTTAGGAGGTTTCTCAGGCTTGTACACATCTTGATACTCAGGACGTGGGAGTGCGATCGGTTTAGGCATAGGAGGTTGAATCTCAGGCTTAAGTGCAATACTTGCCTCAGCATTAATAGCAGCTTGCAGTGCCTGTGCCTTGATCTTACTACGTGCTGCCATATCGCTCAACCGAGCGCTGTCTCTACTAAATTCAAAACCAACCTGATCTATGACCAATTGTTGGTTCATCTTAAACAGTTCTTGATCAGATGCTTCCGTGTCAAACATAAGTTTGTCAACAATAGCAGCTTGACGTGCGCCACTTTCTGCCAAGATACCTTGGACATTTCTAGCGGCACTGCGACCAGCTACACCACGAGCTGTTGTAGCTCCAGTAGCTTTTAAAGCTGCAACCCTTTGTTGCTGTGCTGTTCCAATTGCTGCAACTTTAGCTGCTCGTTTCTTTAGACCAACTCCAGCAGCGGCTGCACCGTAGTTCAGAAGTGTTTCCGTTTCATCTAATGACAGGTCAATCAGTTGCTCATGATATAGCCTGTCTTGATCGATATTTGCAGCCCGTGTCGCAAGCTCATTAAAAGTCTGCTGCTGCAGTGCACGAGAAACTGACTGATCATATACACGGTTAGCTTGGGCAAATTCGTAAGCACGAATGCCCATGTCATAGTTATAACGCTGAACCGACTGGTACTCTTGAAACTGAAGATTAATTTCGTTATTCTTCTTTGTAATTTCAAGACCTTCTACCGCAAAATCATACTGCCGTAGAGCCTCACCACCGATCTCTTCATCATCTACGTCTCCATATTGGAACTCATAGACTGCCCTGTTGTACTTATTTTGGCGTTCGGCGGCTGCCTTGGCTTGCCTGTTGCTATCGCTAGCACCAAAAAAACCGCCAAGCCCTCCAAGCACTGCGCCACCAATGGCCCATGCTGCTGCCATAATTAAGCCCTCCTATAGAAACGTGGTGTATACTTACCTTCCCACATCATTGCATTGACTGCAACAGGAAACGGTGAATTGTTGAACATTTTTAATCTAAAGTTTTCTGTACGTTGATGGATGGGGATAGTAAACACGTTTTCATTATCAAGCGGTACATCATTAGCTAGATACGTGTTAGCCTCAGCTGTAGGTTGGACACTAAACCAGTCCTTAATAAAGAACTTAATCTTTGCGTTGTTAGCAGGGGCTGTAGTAAAGACAACAGTTGTATCGTCAGTAAAGCTGAACCCTGTCTCATTAACACCATTAATAGTTACAATAACATCAGACCTATCTACATAATCTAGATCACGTTTATTGAACCTATAGGTAGTCGTAGAACCGTCACCAGTAAACTCAAGTTCATAAGGCAGTCTACCAGTTTGCTGTAGCTTAAAGCTCATCATACCAGACAAACCGACTGAGAATTTCATACGTGCAATAGTAAGGTTAGCAGTAAAGTCTGTAACCTTAGGATCAGGTCTGTAGTAAGTTCTAGGCAGTTCAACATCAAAGTTGTATTTAAAGCCTACAATAACGTCAGATGCAACACCACTCAGATCTTTATTAGCGATGCTAAAGAAAGGACCAGTGCCATCACTACCACGTTCAGGTGTAACAGTAAAGCCTGATTCAACAAACGTACCAGAGCTAGTATTACCTTTAATAACAATGACAGGTGTCAAAGTAGACACGTCGTTATAAGGCAGGTAGCACTTAGAAGTTTTAGTAGCTGAATCATAGACAACACTAGAAGCAGTTGCATACAGGTCTACACTAGGGTTAACCTTTTGACCTTGGTTGTTGACGATAATTGCTTGCTCAGGGCTTTGACTGAGCGCAGCCTTAGACAACGTAAACTGATTACCTTGTTTGGTAACAGCATACATGTCATCTGAATGGGTAGCGATGAACTGTACAGTACCAGGCATCAGCCAGCTAGTCCAAGCTTCCATAAGGTTTTCTTTGCCGTCACTATAATAACGGAAGATAAACACCTCATTTAACGACTGACCAGCCATTGCAATCATTGAGTTCTGAGGACTAGAGATCATCTGATCAACATCAGGTGAAACCCATTCCTTCACAACCCTAGACAAGTCCAGCACCTGGGGGTTATCTTGCTGACCCCTGGTAACCATACTAAATACACGAGAGTAACCAGGTGTCTTAGTGATAAAGTTGAGGTTTGTTCCTGAATCAACTGGTTCAATGTTCCGATCCATCTCATAGTTAGAGAGTGCCCGGATAGTAGCCAAAGCAGGTGTAAGTACACCAGCGTCAGCAAACATCAAGAACTGTTGGTTTTCAGAGAACAGCACCACACCCTGAGCCGTAGGCAGTGCAGCGTGCAGAGCAGTAGGTTTAATAGAAGAACAGCTAATATCAACAGGATCAGAATCAATAGTAGTCTGAGCTGACTTAAAGTAGAAATTATAGAAGTCACCAGACTGACTCATGATTACGTTGTCCTTAGACAAGAAACCAAGCCTGTTGTTATGGAAGAATCCAGCAGTAATCTTTTCGTCAATAAAGCTAGGATGTGAGTTAGTCTCATCATCACCAACTAGACGGTCTTCATACGTAATCTTTTGGAAAGTAAACGTATCGACTGCAGTGTTGATAAGTTCGTGGGGCAGGGTAGAGTTATCGAGACCAGGTGATACACCAGGATCTCTAGTCTCTTCCCAATAACCTTCACCAGATCCTGCTACATTAACAGTACCATCTGCATTGTATGTAGTGTCATGCGCCTTAAATGCTGCCCAGTATGTATCAGCACTAGAGTTAGTGTTGACAATTTTAACGGTACGACCATGTACTGATTTAACAGGCAACTCTCCAACACTAGCTACTTCATCCTCAACTGCAGTCAAGCCTTTGTTATCAAGACCACCCTCAGCATGGATGTCCATTGCAATGCTACTGCTAAGTTCCAAAGAGTTAGCTAGTTTGGTGACAGTTATCTGAGCATGATCACCTGACATGCCATTAATACCAGATTCTAATTGAGTTAGAATTGTATTAACGTCAGCTGAACTGGGGGTTGTATAGCTAGCAGTTTGGGTTGATCCGTTAATTGTAATCTCAACTGTGTAGGTTGTCGAAGAGGTTACATACTGAACCTCAATACTTGCAACACGGTGAGCATTAAACGTAGGGGCTGCTTGTGCAGTTACAGTGACACTGCTATTAATAACAATAGAAGTATCCTGTACGGTGATGATCTTGTAGTTTGTCTTAGCACCACTCAAGTATGCCTGAGCACCAGTACCATACGTGACAGTACAAGCGTTGCCGCTAACTGCGTTCCAGATATTGATATTGGAACCTTTGATAACACCTACGTATTCTTCGTCATCATCACGTTTAATATAGAACCACTTACCATCATCATAAGTGGTACCTGTACCCAGGTTAACGATATGTTTAAAACCTGGTCGTTTAGTTAGACCATACGTTGCATCAGGGAATCCGTTGTAGCACTCACGGACTTGACCTGGCAACATTTTGTCATCTGATTGTTTTGATACGCCACCAAGGTAGCTGTTGATCCGTTGAGTAACTGCAACCATTTATCGATAAAGTGCTGTGTACGGTTTGTAACTTGTATATCTATTAGTATTACCTGAATGACCAAAGTATGTATAGTCACCCTGATTACACTCATACTCCATTGCTGATGCTCTAGCAAAAGCTTCTTTTTGTTGTAGGATCTGGTATTGGTTACCGTCACCAACAATGCGGCTAGAAACGACAGTAGCAGCACGGGCTGTAATGAAGTCAGCAATAGGTACAGGGAGATCAACCCAGTCAAACAACCAGGTGATGTCACACTCTACCTTCTCAGTAAACGTATAGGTATGGTTAGCTCTGTCGTAAAGCTTACCACTACGTCTGATTACATCTTTATCCATGTTAGCAGCATTGGTGGTTAGATCAATCTGCAAAACATTATTAGGGATAAGGATTTCGTTATTAGTGTCAGGAGTCATATCATAATGAAACTCCTTATTAAATGACCATCCCTCAGCCTGTACTTCCCTAGAGACTTCGAGCAAAGTCTGATAGGCAATCGCAACGTCCGGGTTGGTTTGATCTAGGGTAGTAACAGGCGCTTGACCACATGACTGCAAAATTTGATTTACTGCAGGAAGCTCCTGTGTTGCATTAGTGGTAGGAAATGACATTGATTCTCATTCTCAATAAGGAATTAAAAAAAAGGAGCCCCCGAAGAGGCTCCCAAAATAAATATCAGAATGCAGAAGGTGCAGTAGCACCGACGTACAGCTCAACGGCTGCAGCAGGATTCAGATAGTCTGCGCCACAGGCGAGGCGACCGAGCATCACGTCACCTTGGTAAATGACGGACACATCTCCACTGGTCACTTGGACCTGAGGGCCGATTGCTTCGACCATACCAGCAGCTTCTTTCTGGAAGATAAGACCACAGGACTTGCTACCGACTTCAGCAGCAGTACCGTAATCGTTGTTGATACCAGTAGAAGCGCCAGAGGCGTCTTCCAGGGACTCACCCACGAAAGAACCGGTGTTACCAGGAGAGGTTTGACCGGTGGTGCCGCCGTAAGCGGTACCGTATTTGCCCAGGAACGGGATGTTCATGGACTTGTAGATCTTGATACCAGCGATTTCGATGATACCTTGTCCGCTTTGCAGAGCAGAGCCCTGAGCATCGCGGTTGACCAGGCCGTTGGAACCAACAGCTTGGATCAGTTCGTAGTACTGACGGGGGTTCAGGACAGCCACACGACCGTCGGAAGACACACCCTTCTCATCCAGAGCGGCAGCAGCATCATAGAATGCAGCAACCAGGTTAGAGGAGTTGAAAGCGTCAGAATCGTTAGTGGTAGAACCCACACGAATCTGAGTACCACCGGGCTCAACATAGCCGGTAGCAGACACAGGAGAAGCCTGACGGGCACCACGTGCAACAGCACGGAATGCAAGACGGTCATACTTTTCTGCCAGAGCGTAGCCGATCTTACGGCTGATCTCCGAGCGCAGATCGTAATGAGCCAGAACTTCGTCCAATTCATACACGAATGCAGAGCTAATCAGAAGGTCATCAATAGTGATGGTCTTCTCAGCCACCGGAGGTGCATTATTGCTATCACCCAAAATGCTGTTTCCAGGCGTATGGAATTCAGATTTGGTGCGACCAGTATAGATGAACTGCAAAGACTTGCCGTTCTTAATGGTACGCTTCATGATCAGATCACGAGCGATTGTGTTATGCTGGAAGCCTTTGAACATCTCACCTGAAAATAGCTTCAGGTAAAGAGCGCGAGTATCACCCGCAAGATTAGATTGACCCAGCTGAGTAAGCTGTGCTGGGTTTACAGAAGATTGAAAAGCCATTGTAGTAGTTAATACTTAATATAAAAGCACTACCAATCGATTGATAAAAAAATTTTGTGGTAAAATTTTATGGTCTTTTACCAAACCGGTTCGGCAAAGGGTGTCCGCGTACGGGCCAATGCCAAATACTGAAGGGGAGCATTGCACTCCCCAGTCCGCTTTTACGGAATCAGTCGATCTCTTTATACACTACACCACGGTAGCGGAGAGCATCAGTATGATAGCGCTCTGCACGCTTTTTCTGTGATGCGAGGAAACGAATGAGATTAAGAGACATAGTTGAGTACCTAGTAAATCCACGCCCCGTTCCATGCGTGGTCAATATGCGTCCATGCTTGCTTCAAGCACCATTTTGGTGAACTGCATCTCTAAGAACTCAATATCAATCTGTTCCTGTGGATGACCACCGGACCATTGTTTTTTGTATAGTCTTAGTGCATCTCGAATAATACGAGCGCCACCATCATCTACTTGAATGTCAAACATAGGATGAACGTACTAGATAGTTAGCCGATTGCCGGAGCAGTCAGCGCCACTGGAGTAGTCTCAGCAGCTGCCAAGTCCAGTGGGAAGTTGTGGGCGTTGCGTTCATGCATGACTTCCATACCAAGACCAGCTCGGTTTAGGATGTCCGCCCACGTGTTAATTACATGACCATCACGGTCTTGAATAGATTGGTTGAAGTTGAAACCATTCAGGTTGAAAGCCATGGTAGATACACCAAGAGCAGTAAACCAGATGCCAACAACAGGCCAAGCTGCAAGGAAGAAGTGGAGACTACGGCTGTTGTTAAAAGAAGCATACTGGAAAATAAGACGACCAAAGTATCCATGAGCTGCAACAATGTTGTAGGTCTCTTCCTCTTGACCGAACTTGTACCCATAGTTCTGGCTTACCTCTTCAGTCGTTTCACGGATGAGACTAGATGTAACCAGACTCCCGTGCATAGCGCTAAACAGAGATCCGCCAAACACACCTGCGACGCCCAGCATGTGGAACGGGTGCATAAGGATATTATGTTCTGCCTGGAAGACAAACATATAGTTAAAGGTGCCGGAAATGCCAAGAGGCATAGCATCGGAAAAAGATCCTTGACCAAAAGGGTAAACCAGGAAAACAGCAGAGGCTGCGGCAACAGGCGCACTGTATGCCACAAAGATCCAGGGACGCATACCTAGTCGATAGCTAAGTTCCCATTCGCGTCCCATGTAAGAATAGATGCCAATGAGGAAGTGGAAAACGACAAGTTGGAATGGACCCCCGTTGTAGAGCCATTCATCAAGTGTAGCAGCTTCCCAAATTGGGTAGAAGTGTAGTCCGATGGCATTGCTGCTCGGAACGACGGCTCCCGATATGATGTTGTTTCCATAGAGGAGGGAGCCTGCGACTGGTTCTCGGATTCCATCAATGTCTACAGGGGGTGCTGCAATAAATGCAGTTACAAAACAAATAGTAGCGGCTAGCAGAGTAGGAATCATGAGGATCCCGAACCAGCCAACATAGAGTCGGTTATTAGTAGAGGTTACCCAGGAGCAAAACTCATCCCAGGTAGACCTCTGTTGTTGTTGAAGTACAGCGGTCATTAAAAGTGCGGGGTAATTGTTTTCAAGGGTACGTATTTGAGCACTTTAATGAAGCCCTCCCAAGGCTCACGTCCAGTGGAGGGCTGTGTTAAATATCAGAAGTTATATTTGATACCGACTTTAGTACCATAGCCGTTGTCATCTTCACCAGTGACAAAGGATACTTCACCATAGGCTCCAAGGTTCTCACCCAGGGGCACAGAACCACCTGCTTTACCAGACAGTTCAACGGTGCTGTCTCCACCGTCAGGGGAGACGATAGAAGGACCACCCTGGAGGTACCAGTTAGCGCCTTCAAAGCCGACATGGTTGTCAATAACGGTACCACCATAATCGGTACCAGACCAACCAGAGTTGGCTTCAATGTTCACGTAGGGACCAGCAATAGCAGCACCGTGTGCCATGCCGAGGAGGAGACCGGAAGCGATAATAGATTTCATGATTAATAAGTTACTTTTTTTTAGCAGTTTTAGCGGAGCGTTTGAAGTTAGCAGCCGTGGGTGCTCCTTTAGACCCAGGCTTTCTCATTTTTTCACCAGATCCTTGTTTGATCCGCATCCTTTTAGCATGGATGTTTGCGTAGAGACCACGTTTAGCCATAGTTAACACTTCCATTTACGTAGTGCCAACGCTTTACGGGTTGGCTTACCATTCTTTTTCATCGGTCCTTTGACACCAGACATCCTAGCACAGAAGGACTTCTTTCGTTTGCCGCCACCAGGTTGTGGGGCTTTTAAGTTAGAGCCTGTTTCTCTGTTATATTTAGCACGACCAGCGGCAGTCAAGCCGCCGGTACGTGATTTGTGTTTGCCAATCTTCAGACTGACAGAAGGCTTACTTTTTGTAGCCACCTTTCTTGCCTCCCTTAGAACCGCAAGAGCCTTTACCTTTGTGTGCCATTACTTTTTCTTAGGGGGACGACCTTTCTTTGTACCGTATGTACCTTTACCTTGTGGCATTACCAGACTCCGGGGATAATTTGACCAGTGATTGCATAGGCACCGAGAGCCGCCATGATGCCAAGCATAGCAGCACGACCGTTAAGCTTCTCAGCCTTTTCATTGTGAGTTTCGTACACGTCCATAATCTCCATAGGTGGTTCTTTTGCGTAGAGGTTTAGACGACCTCCATCTTCAGTTACAGTTGACATCAGAATGATACATTAGAGCGTTCAAGTTTACGCATCACGTCCTGGCGGTAAGCCGGGTCGTTATCGTAGCGTGGGTCAGACATGGCTTGTACAACCTCTGCCTGACTGCGGAAAGTGCCACCTGCACCAGGTGATTTACCCTGAACAAGATCGCCTTCCACACCGTTAGCATCACGATAACGGTAAGTCAATGCCTGCACCGCCCAATAAGCAGCGGCAGGATTACCCTGCTCCATGATAGCATCATACGATTCAATCTCTTCGCTAGACAGGTTTTGACCTGCCCAACCAATCATCTCATTGTACTGCTTCTCACCACCAACAGCATTCTTCAGACCGTTGGCGTACTCTTCTGTCATCTGTGGTTGGTCACTGGACTCCGCTTTGTTGCGGTACTCCAGATACATCTGAGCTAGCTCATTCGGATCTGCCTTTGCAATTTGCTGTAGAGTTTCTTCGCTAAACTTTTCAGTTTGAGACTGCTCCCAAAGTTGATCCAGCAGAGATTCAGTAGAAGACTCCTCTTCAGGCTCTTCTGATGACTCTTCTGTAGGTTGCTCACCAAGCTTTTTTTGCAGTTCAAGGTAAGCAGCTTCAAGTTCTTCAGCGTTTTTATATTTACCAGCAAGGCGCTGTTCCTGCTGCTGTTCCATCTCCTCACCTACTTGGAGAGAATCCTGCTCATCAGCATTCAACTCTCCATCGGGTGATTCGTCTGGAATCATAGACATTACTTCTGCCATGTTTATTGTGGTGGTTGTTCTTGTTGTTGTGCTTGTTGCATTGCTTGCATCTCAGCTTGTGCTGCCTTCTGTTCGACTGCAGCCATCTGAGGTACTTGCTGTTGCTCCATCATTGCTTGCTGTTGAGCCATAGCCTGTTGCTGTTCGGCTTGCAATTCTTGCATACTCTTCACAAGGTTGAGTACATCAATACCTTGAGAAGCAGCAAAGCGTTTGATCACCTCATCTGTGTTGATGAACTGAGCAATAGCTTCAGGACCAAGGGTCTGAGCCAGAACAGTGAGGAACTGTGTCAGGCTATCACGGTCTTGACCACGACCAAGGGCATTGATACCTGCAACAATCGTTGGCTTCACAATGTTCTTAGGGAGACGTGGGATGTCACCAGACTTCTGAGCCTGATCCAGCTTACGGTTGAGGTAAGGGACAAGGAACTCAACAGTCAACAGGGAGAATAGTCCACCAAGTTGCTGCTCCAGCTCCATCTGTGTCATACGGACCTCTTCCGCAGTGGTGCGTTCGCTCTGCCTCACGTTGAGGATAAGGAAAGCTTCACTGAGACGACGTTCGAGAACAGAAGTCATCTGATAAGCGGTACCAAAGTCAGCGGTCTTGCCAACCTGGATGACAGCCACGTCATCAGGTCGCCCTTGAATTATAGCACCGTTACCAGCATTGGCAAGGGTGGCAGGCTTGGTGGTAGAACTGGGGTTCACCACAAATACTACCTTAGCAGCCGCTGCGCTGCCTTCAACCAGGGCTTGTGTCAGTGCTTCAAGTGACTTTAGGTCGCCGATGAACTGACCTACTCTACCACGCCCATAGCTCTCACCGTCAACGGTGTTGAACCTAAGTGCAATCCAGGGGTTGGTAGCTACTGGTGACTTACCTTCAGTGCCTTTCAGCTTGTAATCATACACCTCTTGATGCCACACAAAACGATTGTTCTCTCGTCGTACGTGGGTGTACACATCACATTCATCATCGTGATCCCCGTAGGTATCACTGACTGGCAAGGTCTTGAGATAATCTGCAGGGAGCTTATCTTCAATCAGTTTTTTGTTAATACGTTCTTTAGTGACGATTTCAATCACGTTGCCGTTGCCATCACGATCGACGACGAAGCGATTCAAAGGATAAACCTTAAGCCCTTTAGTACCCATGAACACCAAAGCATTACCACCAACGACAAGATGCAGCAGTGCTTGGTGCACCGCTACCCTGTCATCAGTAGCTGCAATAGATTCAAGGATGATTCGTTCAACTTTTGCAAAAGACAAATCAAGTTCTGATTTAATCTCTGGACCCATCTCTTGCCCCAGCTGACTTTCATCAAGCTGTAGTTTAAAGAAGCTGGTCTGAACGGGTAGCAGAGCTAACATCAACTTAGATGCCAGAGTAACTACACCCTTCGCGCCAACGCTTTGGTATGGGGTAAGGAGGTTCTTCATGCCCGAGTGGTGTTCCTCGTGTCCACGAATCAAATAAGGGAGTGTCAGTTTAGATGCCTGTTCAGCTTCGTTTAAGAACTGGGAACGGTCGCTGGATAAAACGTCATAGCGAGTTTTAGCTGACATTGTTTTAGATGTTCATTGATTTAATTTGTAGCTCAGGGCGGCTAAACCTAGTCCTTTGCCCAGGACGGATAATCATTGACTTACCACCACCTAATACCTGAGCAGTTTTTTCTGGTGCAGCTTGTCGAGTCTGAGCTTCCAAAGCTTGCTGTTGGATTTGCTGCAACCTCTCTTGCTGCCTACGTTGTGCCTCAGCAAACTGAGCTTGCTGCTGCTGCATCTGTTGTTGAAACGTATTTGTTAGAGTTGCAATTTGATTTGTAAACTGCTGCTTTTCTTTTTGACGGAAATAATCTTGGGCTCCAGAGCCAAAGCTAATACCCTGACTTGCAGCCATTTGTTGGATCTGACCAATACTCAGTCCAGCGGCTTCTGCGGCTCGTACAGCTTTTAGACCGCTGTGAGCCATGGTGTTTTTGTTACCACCATAAAGTTCAATAAAATTAGCCATGACTTACACGTTAAGAGCAGAGATACGCATACCACGACGACCAAATGCACCAGTTACACCGCGCCGGGCAATTTGCATGGGGGTACCAGCGGAACCTTGAGCCATCTTGACACCAGCCACTTCAGGTCTTGTTTGCTGAGCAACCATCGCTTGCTGCATCTGCTGCTGCAACGCTGCCATCCGCTCTTCTTGAGCTTGCTGCATTTGCATGTACTGCGTTTGTTGCTGCTGCATACTTTGTTGGAACATCTCTTGCATGGATGCAATTTGAGTTGCAAACATGTCTTGAGGACTTGGTCCTTGCTTCTCCTTAAAGTATTCTTGCGCTCCAATACCAAACTGCACACCTTGCGCTGCCGCCATCCGTTGAATTTCACCAATGCTTAGACCAGCAGCTTCTGCAGCTTTCACAGCCTTCAGACCACTGTGCGCCATGGTCTCTGTGTTACCACCAAAGCGGTTAATAAAAAGAGCAGGGTTACTAGATTCACCAGTGTCCAACACTGTCGCTGTAAATGTAGGAGGAGTTTCTTCTACAACTTCCGGCTCTTGCACCGGCTCTTCAGTAGTTTGTTCTTTTTGAACTTCAGGCAGCTGGTGGTAAACAGTTGCGTTTCTGTAACCGTCCCACCGTCTGCCATACTGTTTAACAGTACCACTGGCAGCATAACCCTTACCTCCAGTAACGTTCCAATTACCCTCTCCGTATTCTTTATCTAACCGCCTTATATCCTTCTTGCCGATGCCCCGAATGCTCATATCCTGTCGGTATCTTTCCACTAAATGGCTCATTTAATTTTCCTCCATATACTGGATGACCCACTCAACGACACTACGTTGACCAGATCGGTACATAATTTTTTCCATTGAATCTTCTGGTGTAGGGTTGATGGGTGGAAATGATTCTTCTAGCTTAGCAAGCATGGCATTCGCTGTCATGCCTCTGACATCTAGAAGATTAAGGTCAGGCATATTGGGGGAGGTTGACATTACTATGCTCGAAGAACGCCGGCATTCTAGCAGATTTAGTTGCGGACAATTCTGGGGCTTTGCCCTCATACATTAGCCGGTCGCTAGAATCCAGCCAAAATTTTTTGTCCAAATATTTATCGGTAGTATTAATACCTAGTGGTTGCATTACCCAATTGATAGTTGCCTTCCTGAGTTTATCAAGAGAAGGACTGATGTTATACCCCAGCTCAGTATGAACCAGACTATTGGTAGCCACGTGAATTTGCTCATCTCGACTGATATCGGCTGAAACGGTTCTCATGCCAGCGTCACCATTAAAGCGAAAGAATGGTAGAAGAACGAAGAAGATTGCACGTTCGGCAACCAACGCTTTGGTGATCGTGTGATCTGGATGTGCCTCCCAAGCGGTTTTAAGCCTAAGGGCTTCTTTCTCAACTTTTTCATCAACGCCGTAAGCATTGGCGATGTAACCAAGTGCGATGTCGTGATTCTCTTCGTCGAGAACGTTGGAGTGGAGTAGTTCCCGTGCATTTTTTGGTACTTCAGAATTGAGGGCATCACTGATGAAGTCTCCAACGGGAAGTTCCATATGACGCATGGCGAGTGCGCGGTGGATTGCCTCTTCGGCTCCCACTTTGCATTCGCCTGCTGTTGTTTGGACTGGAGTCCACTTGCGCTTCCGCGCTATTAGTTTTTGATAAGGGTTCATTCTGCACAATCACATTGAGGTTCAGGGGTGTCCTCAAGCAGGCTGTTCAGATAATCATCGACTTCACTCTCTTCGAGAGCAGCATACGCGCTTGACTTATCTTGAACGTCGCCCATAACTTGAAGACTATAATAAAGAGAAGTCTGGGGCGATTCAAGCCACTCCTGGATAAACTCTTCATCATACGTAATCATATCAGACCACGAGTTGAAGCTGTAACCATGTAGAAGTCCAGTCTTATTAAGTAGAGTCATGATGCCATCTGCAACACGTTTGTAAGCTTCCCAGCCTACTTTACTGGCGATCTCTACATCACCATAGTTGTATGTCTGTACTCCGAAAGTACCTGAGTCACGATCGACTGTCTGCGAGATAGGCGGAGCGATTTCTGGTGTGCAAGTATAGCCATCCAGATCTGTGCTTCGATAACTGCAGGAGGCAGTGGGCGCAATAGCAAAGGCTCGAACCATTTTATTGTTGCGAGCAACGCTGGCTGCAAGCTCAATGCCAGTGTTAATTTGGGTGACAAGTTCATAGGCTGCAGACCGTACTGATTCTCCTTTGTTGAATTGTTCCAACGCACGGCCAAATTGGTCATACGTTACTCCGTAGCGACGAAGTAGGTTAGCGAGTCCGAGGATGCCGAGCCCCACTTGTCGGTCAGTTTCGCTTGGGAGGTACTCTCCGCTTTCCCCAACACCTGTCTTACCATGGAGTTCGCACAACTGGGACATACCCTCAAAGAAAGCATTAGGGATGTCGTCGAATTCACAGGCACCGAGATTGACATGTTGGAGTAGGCATGTACCTCGTGAGGGCAGGTAAACTTCAAGACAGACGTTTCCGCGGATTCGCTTTCCTTCATTGTCGTATTTTACTTTGTTGAGCCAAATGTCACCTGATTTGATACCGAAGAGGAGTTCCTCCTTAAACGTACACCCCTGCCACCACTCATCGGTGATGTTGATGCATCGTTTAACCCACGGTAGTTCGGATCGAGGAGTAGTAATAAATTCAAGAGCATCAGGGTGGCTAAGGTCGAGATGACACACCACAGCTCCGTTTTTGTACACCCCGCCGCGACGGAGGATTTCATTTAGTGTTGAATAGATTTTGGCAAAGGATACCGGTCCAGATGCAACCAGCCCTTTGTCATTTTCTGTTCCTTTGGGTCGCAGTTTCGACAGGTGTACCGCGCAGCCTGCTCCATATCGTAGAGCATGTGATACAAATTTCCAGGATGCTTCAATTCCATTGTCTCCTGTGATTGAGTCTTCAACAACGAACACGGTGCACGAAACCGGTAGGCGGGACGTTGGGTCATCGATCCAAGATTGGACACGTCCCGTGCGAGAGATATAAGTTGCGGTCATGGGTTTACTAGATCGTTCAAAATAGGTGGTTTGTAGTTTGGTCCTTTTAGGACTTTTCCATCAGCACGACGGATAGGTGTACCGTCCAAGCCTAGCTTAGACATGTTGCTTTTGTGGACACGATCTAGGGCTTCCTCTAGATCCCACTCCATATTCTCAGCATATTGAAAGCAAACATACACAAGATCTGCAAGCTCTTTCAATTCGCTTTCGTACGGTTCATTGTAGAATGCAGTACGGAATTCTTTATACTCTTCATCGATCAAAGTCAGTTGCATAGTCCGGTTCTCCGATGAGTTCTGGATCCCATAGGATGTTCGGAAGTGTATGGCTTGATCGCTGAGGCTTTGATTCTTGCAGTGTTGTGTGTTTGAGTTCATTTTCAAGGTAGTGGATAGCCTTTTTAAGGTCCTGAGCCTTGGTATTATCACCTTTGAAACCGGCTCGGCAAACATATTTAATAGCATTACCAAGGTGGTAGTTAAGTTGCTGGTCTCTAATAAAGTCCCAGACTTCTATGGCTCCTCGTGTGTAATGGGAAGGTGACTCGGCCATTTTTTAACTAAATTACTAACGGTATTGGATAGGACAAAATTTTGTTTTTGTAATGCCATGAAGACGGTAATGATGTCTTCTTTATCAGCATCAGGTAGCATGTCTGTCAGCCTTCTCATCTTTAGATCCTGCTCCATCGTCAATTCGATAATCGGCGGTGGGGGACCAAAGAATTGGTCGTTTGTTGTTGAAGTCATAGTCGGATGCTGTAAGGATCTTTGCGAGTCTTGCATTTTCCAGTGCGACATCTTCGGAAAGATCTTTCTCAGCAAACGCTTCAACGACAGTCTTCCAAGAATACCCCTTCTCTTCAAAGAGGGTGATTGCACGTTTAACACCAATACCGGGACAACCTGCGTAGCCATCTGTTTGGTCTCCTGCTAATGTTTGTACAAGGTGCCACTTCTCTCCTTCCCCGTCTTCCACATTCATCATTTCTGACATGTCAAAGAGGCGTCCTGGGATTTGGCGCATATCCTTGTCCGGTGAGCAGATGCAGCACTTACCTTTATTTTGTGTAGCATAAATACCTAAGGCATCGTCTGCCTCAAGTGTTGGCATGATAATAACTTTGTACTCAGTCTTGAGTTGGTTAATTACACGCTTGTAACCGCAAGGTTTCTTACGATTTCGATGCCCTTTGTATGCGGGCTGGATAGATTTACGAAAGTTTACACTATCGCTAAAAAACAGAATTAGTTCAGGTACATCCCAAAGAAAGTTGTTAATGATCTTGAGAAGCTCACGCTTAACAGCAGCATAGGCTTCACTAAATTTACTTGTGACTAGAATTACATCATCACCCCAATCAATTTCTGTTTCGGCAGCAGCACAGCATTTGTAGACCACGTAATCGGCGTCTACAAGTAACTTCACCTGCCTTGTCCTCGGTAGGCTTTCTTATCACCCTTGGGCTTGGAGTTGCGTCCTTGTCCTTGTCGGGTTTTCTTTGCGACTGATTTGATCTCAGTCTTATTTTTCTTGCTGTACATTAATGGGTTTCACTCCAGTTGTTTCCGTGTGTTGCTTCCGCGTCGATGCGGATGCGCATGTTGTAGTATTCCCCAGCCGCTGTAGCGCTATATACCAGGGATGTAGATAGGTCTCCGATGTGCTCAGGGGCACACTCGAACTGTAGCTCGTCATGAATAAATCCTAATTGAGAGGCGCAGATCTTTGCTTCTCTCATTGTTTCCTGGTTGATCACCATCCACCGCTTCGCGATGACACCGGCACCTGACTGCAAGCAGTAGTTCAGGGCTTTGTGAGGCGAGTCAACTTTAATTTTTCTGCCATCGATAGACTTGATGAACCCTCTTTCTGCAGCTTGTTTAATAGCTTTGAGTAGGTCATCCAATCCATCAACCGCGTCAACATACGCGGCACGAATCTCTTTGCCTTTCTTTTTTGCAGCATTGGTTGATAGCTGTTGGTCATAAGAGTGTCCGATTTTTTCGTCACCGGCACCGTACAAAAATGCGTACGTGACGGTTTTTACTTGTCGCCTTGAGATGCCGATTTTGTCAGCGTTGATCTGGTGGATGTCATCCTCAAGTAGAAGTTTCGCGTATCTTCCTCCGTCATACCTCGCAAGATAATGAGCGAGCATACGAAGCTCGATGCCGCTAAGATCAGCGCCGACCATATGTAGACCCGGACTTGGTATGAAGAGCTTTCTAAATCTTTCATCTGATGGAACTTGTCCGAGGTTGGGGTTACGGTGGGCGCAACGATGAGTGTTAGTTGCTACACTGCAATGATGGTGAATACGCTTAGCAATCGTACTCAACTTCAGCCAGGCGTTCGCGCCTTCGCTGATCATTCCAAGCATCTTCGTTATCGTCAAAATCCGCAGGAACATCGTCGCTACTTCCGAGTTCATCTCCTTCAAGATCACCTCGTCGATAACAGGTTTCCCAGTAGTCGTCTTCTGGCTTGGAATCCAGCCATAGAATTGTTGCAAGATCCATGATATATGGTCGCGAGAGGATGTATTGAGTTCTTTCAGTCGAGTAAAGGGTGCACCCTTGACATATCCTTGCGTGCGGTTATCTCGTTTAGGAGTGAATTCCGATCCTCGGACGAAAGGATGCCTGTTTCGTAGTAGCTCTTCAGTTTCTCTAAGTTCTCTGGTGAGAGAAGATGCAAGTTCCCATGCAGCGTTCTCGTCAAAAGCCCATCCATGAATTTCTTGTTCGGTTAGGATTTGTTGTACTTCGTGTTCTAGCGCGACCCATTCAGGTAGGGCTGGAAATGTTTCCATAGTTTGGTGGTAACGTGAACGTCTTGTATGCAATAATCTTCCATTTCTTGGGACCATTCCGTCCAATCAGAAGTGGAACCGTAGTCACCTTTCCGTTCATCTAATCTGTAGCCGTAGGATTCAAGTGAGTGTTTACCGTACAACTTGAGAGGCATGCCATCCCAGGTACGGTTCTTGTCCAGGTTGATCATGTCGGGGTGGTAGAGTCTGCTAAGCAGTAGAGTATCAACCATATAAGCAGGCTTACCAAACCAAGGGTAAAGTTTGCGAATAACAGGTATGTCGTAACCAATAATGTTGTGACCAATAATCCTGTCCGCGTCCTGTAGTCTTTGCAAGCCTCTTGATATCGGCTCACTGGACCCCGTGTCATTGTACGCAAGCGTCTGATCAGTCGAGAGATCGTGGATAGCAAGGCAGTGGATGGTACTAACATCATGCAATAGACCGTTTGTTTCTATGTCAAAGATTAGACTCACTTCCCATTCCATCTGAACGTTTTGTCTTTGAATTGTGCACGTTCAATAGCTTGGGTGGTAGGAGGATTGGGTCGTTTGAGTTCAGAAGTCTGTTGCTGCGTTGAACTCTGGTTCTGGTTGAGTTTCATAGAATTTACAGGTAGGTAGATCGTAGCTCAGCTCACAGGCTACTCCAGTTTCGCCCGAATAACGATTTTTAAGGATTCTAACAGTCGTAGAACCTCCAGCTTTGTTGGATTGTTGATCTCTTTCCAATCCAATACACGCATCGCTGAGTTGAGCGATTGCAGCAGATCCGCGCAATTGTCCGAGCGTAACTCGTGCTCCTTCTTCATGATTTTGATCCGATGATGTACGTTTGAGGTGAGACACCAAGAACAACGCTATGCCAGTACGCTCCACGAGCGACCTAAGCTTAGTCATTGTGGTGTCAATCATCCGTCGTTCGTCTCCGTCAAGCCCAGAAAGGAGGATGGAGAGGTGATCCAAGAAAATGATTCTACAGTCGAGACCTGATGCCAGGTACTCAATCCGATTATAGATAATATCAGGATCGTAGGAGCCGAAACCGTCAAACAAATAAAGGTTCCAATTAGCCATCGTAGCGTCGAACGCCTGAACAAGATCCTCATGTGTATGTTCTCCTAAATGCAATGACTTACCAACATGGGCGCTCATCAAGCCTAGGGCTGTACGACGGTTAGATTCTTCAAGTGCCAGATAGCCGACCCGCTCCCCCTTGTCAAGAAGGTGAGTTGCAAGCTCACGACAGAAGCTGGATTTTCCGATACCAGATCCTGCAGTGATTGTGACAAGCTCTCCATATCTGATCCCGTGTAGCTTTGATTGTAATCCTTGAAATGGGTAGTCATGATCTGCAGCGGGTGATGGTGTAGTTACAAGATCTAAAAGAGTTTTGCCATCGACAATGCCATCAGGACGGAACGGCTTGGCGTCCCAGATAGCTCGGCATACAGCGTCTGAGTCATTGGCTTGGAGGGCGTCTGATGCGTCCTTGTAGTCGCCTTGGAGGTGGGCAATCTTGACCTTACCAGGTGGTAGTACACTAGCACACTCTTCAGCGGCTTGGCGACCTGGTTGATCATTGTCATAAAACAACACAATCTCGTCATAGCCTTGCAGCAGTGGGAGTTGTTTCTGTACAGCCTTCTTTGCACCAGCAGCACCTGATGGTACAGAAACCATCGGCCACCCTGGCATACACTCAGACCCACTAGCTGCATCCATCTCGCCTTCAAAGATGACGATACGTTTACCAGTAGTAGGGTAGAGATGCTGTCCGAAGAATGTACCAGGCACTTCACCCTCATACGAGAATGATTTACCCTTTGTCTTTACCTTGGCACCTTTGACGATGCCTGATTCGTCATGATAGTAAAAGCGGAGCTTATCACCATCACGGTAGATTTTATACTTCTCACATACTTTCTGTGAGAGGTTACGCTTCTGCAGCCTTTGGGCTGAGCCTGTTATTTGCACACTTTTGGTTTGATGAATGTGTAAAGAAGGTTCGCCATCACCGTGCGTGTAGTGATGGCAAACGAAGCAATATGTGTGCCCGTCGTCATAGACACTCTTGGCATCTGACGACCCACACTCCTCACACGGCTCGTGAAATAAAAACTCAGAGGAGCCAGTCGAGGGGGATGTTTTGGAATGATGTCCAAGGGATGTCATGCTTATCGCACCACTTAGCGTATGTAGTTTTAGATTTCTTACTGATCTTATTGAACGGAGCCTGGAAGACCATACGCAAATCAAGGTTAGGATTCAACTCCTTTACAGCCCTGATCTTACGACGGTCAGCAGGTTCCCAGTAGCCCTTACATTCCAGCACGACACCATTGGGTAACACGAAGTCAGGGGTGTAAACATGCTGGATAATGTAACGGACTTTAGTTGTTTCGTACTCGTACTTGACACCAAGATCGACAAGCAGATCAGCAACCTTCTCTTCGAGCTTGGATCTGAATGCCATTAGTCGTCCATGTTCTTTTCGATGATAGCCTCAACAACTTCAGTTACAGCACGAGACATCTCGTACTTAAAGTCATTCTTGTCAGCCTTGTAACGGGTGACACAAATGGGAGGGAGTTGGATGTCAAGGGTACCTTTGTAGATACCCGTAACCTCATCCTTTGCAACAGTGAATTGAAAATCAGAAGTCATCTTCGTCGGAACCAGGGATAACAGTGACAGCAGGATCGTTAGCTTTGAAACCTTCAGTCTTACCAAACAGAGCGGCTACATCTTCAGCAGCCATATCACCAGTATCTACACCAGCTCCTGACTGCAGAGACACCAGTTGTACACCAACCAATTTAAGGCTTGTTCCATAAGTAACACCATCCTTGAGGATGTACGGTTTCTGATAGAACGCCAACTTAACTCGGCTACCAGAATACATGGGCGTATTTTCGTCTGTGACAGGTGTACCTTCGGTATCGACGACAGGCGGTCGGTTCTCTTCATTCCAGCTGAACTTAACTTTGAATTGACCTTCAGCAACCTCTTCCCATGGCTCAGGCTTCAGGGTAGAACGCTTCGGGTTCTTCAGCTTAGACTGTGCCCATTCGAGAGACTCAGTACGATCTTCTTCCAGGTTTGCAACCATGTCGGTATCGACAATTGCAGACAGGGAATAGCCAAACTTGCTTGGCTTCAGTACAGCTTGATAACCTTCGAGGATCACAGGCTGTTCAGTTTTATGGATAGTGCGTGGCATTAACAGAAAAAATAAGTGGATTCAATCACGGATTCCGGTTCAAGGTCTCCGATGATCGGTGGTTCAGTCTCCGCTCCTATTTGGTGAGCGAAGTCTCGCAAGTAATCGTGCTCTGCGAAGAGGTGCATATATGTCTCTCGGACAATGTTACTGAGAGTAGACATGTCAGTAGCACGACACAATACAGAGTCATGAATGAGAGCGATCGGTGCTTCAAAACGAAGTGCACTAATGTGGAGGAGCGAGGCATCGAGTGAGTGGATTAGATTCGGTGCTGTTGCGTTCTTGTGGTGTTGCTTGTCAACTTTAGGCTTGCCATCGTCGTCCGTGTCTTCACCAACAACGACACCAAGTTTACAAGAACCAAGTAACTGAAGTTCGATGCGTTTGACATCTTTCTTCATTAAACGTTGACGGACTACGAACCCAGATGGTGTTACCCACTCAAGTTCTCCAGACCCACGTTCAATTGCATTAGCAACCTCAGACTCAATCCAAGACATGACAGCCATGGGACCAGGTACGACCTCATCCATAGCATTTCTAACAGCAATGACTGTCTTTGTCAAGTCGTCTTTGTCGATCTCAACACCTTTCTCTTTCAGTGCGTCCTTGATATAGCCTCTGTTGCTAAAGGGTTTAGCATTATAGGGGACGGTCATCACTACACGCTTCACCGTTTTCCTGTCCATGTAAGGTTTGATGGACTTAGGAACATATGGTGTAGCAGTGTTAGCTACGACCTTGTAAGCATCCTGTGGACGATCAGAGGGCAGTACATTTACTAACTTAGCTGTGCTCCGATCTCTCGCTAAACCAGCAAGGATTTGTAGACCACTGCAGGTAGCATCTGTAGCTACAGGTAAGGATGTTTCTTGACGATCACATCTTAGAACACAATGGTAATACTCCTCACACGCTGCAAGGAACTGCCAAGGCTCATCAGCTTCTTCCCATTCGTGAATGTGGTCGATGGGATTAGAAGCGACACAGGTGATTAGGTGGGTATTCTTTTCAACCCATTCTAAACGTTTGCCAATAGGTTCTTTATCAAGACCATATGTTGTAGCAACTTGAAACGCTAACCATTCCTCAGCTTCAGGTGTCATAAACGACCCAGAAGCAAACTTCAATAAACTTTTTCCAAAGTCTGTATCTTGTGGTGTGAGGAATGCAGGGATTGGGTACGCTCGTCCTCGGTAATCAAACGACCACGGAATGTAGAACTTCTCTTCATCTTCAAACCTAGCAACAGCATTCATTGTCATCCGTGTCCGGCATGACTTCTTAGTCTCTTGACTACGTTTGTTGTGAACGTCCCTGGCGTCTCTTTTGTACCTTCTCCTTGCCTCTTCATCTTCATCGATGTTTACAGGTTTGGGAGGATCTTCAAAATCCTCAATCGGTTTGAACTTACCGATTGCTATCCCCTTCTCTTCACACCACCTAGCAACCTCTACAATAAAGGGGTTTACTCGGTAGGCTACCTTCTGAATTTTGTTCAAAAAGTCGAGAGGGATTTCCCCCTGTATAAGGGTCGGGTCTCCACGACGTACCAAATCATGACCGTTCATAACCTCGTTCAGCAAATAGCCGCCAGGTTCATCATGTTTCCAGTCCTTTGGTGGGACTAACATCGGCCATGCGAGAGGAGAGAACAACTCAGCACTCGTCATGATCTCGTCCTTGACATCAGAAAAAGCAGCAGTTGGTACAAGATACTCAAAGGTTTTCCTGCCTTTGCGTACTTTCAAACGCTCAAACCAACCTGATTTTTCGCAGATAGCGTCAAGAATCCACGCGCCAAGTCTCAGACGAACATCAGACGACCAGCGTGACCACGGCTTGACGCCCTTTTTGTTCATCTCATGACGAGTAGATGAAAGGCGTTGCTGCGTCCCTGAGGAGCTGTGTAGGGTGTTCTTTTTGATAACATGAAGTAGACCAGGAGCTTCACGTTGATAGTGTCTCATCTGACACTCTTGTTCTAGAGCTTGCCCGATGCTTGTTAGAACATTTTGACATTGATTGCTTTTATCTTTGAGTGAAAATACTTTATCAAAAGTAATTTTTAACGCAATTGCAGCAATGGCAAGAGATTCTAGTTCATCTAAGTATTTATGGACTTCAGCAAATGCTGCTCCAGTATGCCCTTTGATTATCCTATGTTTAGTTGACTCGCAATATGCAACCACATCAGGAAGCAGACGGTCAATGCACACCACCCCATAAATACTAGCCGATGCATAGTCTTTCTTTTCTACATCAAGGGTGGTTTTGTGTAGTTTTTTGAGACCACATGCGATGGCTTCTCGTTCCAGTTGTATCTGGCGTTCAATCTCGGCTGGTGTTGGCAATAGGCTCTCCTGCGTCCGTGGTGAATGTGGAATCGAGATCGTAGCACTGAGCCAGCTCAGGGTAAATCTCACTCAGTTCTTCAAATTGTTCAATCGAGATAATGCTCATCGGTGACGGGTGTAACGAAACGGATTTGATCTTCAGTTACAACAGTGAACTCAACACCCTCTGCCATAAGAGTGCGGATACGTTCTTCTGCTGCATGTTGTTTTTGGTAGACAAATTCTTTGATTTTGCCTTTGTTGGTGTTAGCGCGGATGATACAACAAACAGAGCTAGGTAGCTCCCAGCCGCGCAGTTTCCAGTCTTCAAATTCCTCCCATGTGGGAGTTGCTAGGAAGTCCTCTGGCATTTCATACCATGCTTCCCAGTTGTTGGGGTAATACTTACCACTCATCACATAACCTCACATCTAGGACATATTGACTGCCACCGGACAATTCAGCAGCAGCCCATGCAGCGTGCTCTGAATCGGGTGCTAAAAGATAGCGCACCTGACTGTCAGTTGTTGTTTTGTACTCGTACTCTTTTAGTTGTTGTTTTTGTAGCACGGCGTGGAGTTGGTTTGGTGGTGTACGTATCGCGGGATGCTAACTCTTTGTAAATGTCATCCCACCTGTGCCCTTTGTCGCCGTAATGATGCAGCCAACATAACACAGCATTCTTGATGAAATAGTCATCATCCAATGATTTAGCGTTTGCCATAGTATTTAGAAGTAATTCGGTTTGAGCGCTGCCAGATGATAGCAGTGCTGAACAATCCTACCATACCGATGCAGGCGAGGATGATGGTTGATTCGTTCCAGTTCATTTGCTAATAACAACTTGATAATCGTATTTGTCAACCATGTTACCACATGTTTGGCAACCTAAGGCGCACCATGCAAAGTGATAAACACGATGCACCGCGCCACATGTACACATGATCTCTTTGCCGTGTTTACCGGCACGTGTGTAACGCGTGATTGGTTTGGTTTGCATCATTTGCTGTTTTTTTCTGCGTAGTGTTTGCGGATGCTGTTGAGACGTTCGAGTGACACCTCTTCAGTGATGATTTCCATGCACTCAATGGTAACAGACTCATCCTCATCGAAAGAGTCATGTAGATCCATTATTTCAAGACGGTTCATTGCACCACGTAGCGTAGAGTACACTGATACCATTTCAGTAGATTCGTACGGCAAAGAATAGCGGAGAACGTAAACGTTAGCCATAGCTGCGTCCTTGGTGAATGTGTTATGAATGTGGAGATGTAAAAAACCGCCGCTATGTATTAGTAATAGCGACGGATTGTGATTGCAATGTAATTAGAATTAGTTACACATTACGATTGAAGAAATAGTATTCATAATTAAAATAAATTTCAAAGTAATCATATTGCAAACTCTGATGCCATACCATCTCGTAATCAATAGCTGACTGCAAAAAGATTGGCAACTTGTCGAGTTCGTGTCCGTAACAATCTTCAACTAGATTCTCACTGAATGCCTCCACACTTGGGAAACAACCAGAGTAAGCATTCTGTAAATCTTCTACATCATCCAACCCATAACCGCGCAGCTCATTGATAAACATGTCAATAAGATGCTCTGCATCAGTCTCAATAATGTTGGATACAATTTCCTGTAAAGGTGACAACGTAGTTTGAGTCATGATGTTGTGAATGTGTTGTTTGATGAGTGACACGAATTAGGCAGCAATCGGGAAGCAAGCTACACCAGCAGTCTTGCAGTTGTCGTTAACCCACTTGCCAAAAGACTTGACATTGTGGAAGATAACGTCGAACATTGCATCCTCGTCGATGTTGCTGTAGAGGTACTGGTTACCTCCCTTGAATGTTACCAGTGCTTGGTTTGTATTGGGAGAGATCTCAAGTTGCTCGATAGAAGAAGACTTGATGGTGTTACGTGCAGCAGGAATAAAGAACATTGTGAA